ACGAAGGAATAAATCACCGTGATGACGAAAGTCAAGAAGTCGCTATCAGGGAGATTCAACGCGCCGCGTTTGATTTTCATGAGAGTTTAGAGGATTCAGTAGTTCTTGAAGACCTATCAGGGCGACTGTATCTAAGAAATGACGAACATGAGCCTTTACCCCCTGCTTTGAGGGAACGAAAATATCTCAGAAGAGCCGTTAAATGGTTAATTGATTGGATCTAAAGTTGAGAAACATCCTGAGCCCATTGATTCCATCCACCGGTTGGTGTCGGCGTATCGGCGGGAATTGTGTCGTTATTCTCTTGAGCGGCTTGAGCCGCATCGTTGAATGGGTTGTAGTCGAATGGCTTGTAATCCATGCCGAGTAATCCTCGGAATAAATCAATTATTTGCTTCAACACATTATCGGGCGCGCCGCTAAATTCTCTTTGCGCGTTGATACCCTCCATTTTGGCATCGCGTTCAAGCCACCATTGAGCCAAATCAACCGGCGTTGGTAATCCCGTTTCAAAGCCCATCGCTTCAAGCACTGTCGCTATTCCATAGAGAGTCCCGATGACTTTGCTCGGTTCGCTTAGGTCTTTTGTTAGTTCGGGAATTCCTAACCCTTGAGCAAGTTCTCCCGCTTTTCCAACACCTTGAACCATCACCAACGAATCAATGGACTCTTGAAGTGGTCGAGATAATGCAATTTCGTGTCGAATAACGCGATCCGGTTTTGGCTTAGGCATCAATCCACCAATTCATAACCTTGTAGCACTACTTTCCATGCAACGGAATTAGCCGTAGTGGATGCAATCGCCAACGAATGATTTGGAGGTAAAATGATATTGCCACCGTATCCCCCGTAGTAGTTGAACATTGACCGTTTGTTTGTTGCTGTATTCGCGGTATTCTTAATCTGGTCGAACACATTGATAGCGTTTTTCTCATCACCGCCTACATTAGACGGGTCGTTTGCACCTCCAACCTGAACGCTAGGCGGTATCATATAGATCGAAATCCATTCGGATGAATCTCCGCCCCAATGAGAACCGTTGCAAATGTAAACGGGCTTATCGCCAGCCGTGAAAACATACCATAGCGAGTCTGAGTCAGAACCGGCGGGTATTTTTCCGAATCCAAAGATGGCTTTGCCGAGTTTCATGCCCATCATAGACTAACACTTATCCGCGAATCTCATAATTTCGCGCATTCGCTTAACGCCTATTAACTCAGAATTGTATAGAAGTTTTGTAGCCTTCTTCAATGCCGACTTTTCACCGGCGGTCATGATCTTGAGTCGCGCTTTTGCTCGTTTTGATATAGCCATTCAAACACCTTCAAGCGTCTGTGGATATCACTAAGCGAGTATTCAATGCAATAGGGACAACGCAGGTCATGAAAGTGCCTGTGTCTACCGCGGGATCGTTAGTAGTGATTGAACCGACAGGAACGCCGCTACCATTGAGGAAATAAGCAGGACTTGAGATTGTAAGAGCCCCGAAGCCGTGCATTCCGAAAGCGTGAGTTACTGTTTGACCCTGTAAAGTTTCTCCGATACTTTGACCGGTCAAAATCGAAACAAATTCATTTTCAGCCGCCGCACCGGATGGTGTAACCGTGAAAACATGATACTGTCCTGCACTTGTAGCAACACTCACCGAGCATTCCCTATCAGTGGCGGAATTGGCGAGTGCCATAACAGAATCACCGCTCACTAAGCGAACGGGATAAGGGAGAGGCGCGGGCATGTCGCCACACGCTAAACCGGAAACGGGGAGAGCCGCTTTTATTTTTCCAGCCGAGCGAATGTAAGCCGCGGTCATGTCCGTGGTTGCAGTTATCCCCGCCCTCATCACGACAGGATTGTTTAGTGATTGAGTTGCGAAAGTTCCAGCGTTTTGTGATGATCCTACAAAATTGGAATCGGTCTGGATTTCTTCAAAACCGCCTTCACTTAATGCGGTATTAGATAGCGGAACTATTGCCCCGCCTCTCATTACAAGTTGGCCGAAGCCATCAACATCAGCCATCAGATCCGAACCCCTTTACCAAGTAATGGATATACGAGCGTCCGGTTAATTTTATTCAATGGTTTTCTTAAAATTCTTTTTCCAACCGTGAAAGTCAAATGAGTGCCAAACATAGCACCGGCCATCGGCACGATGTTAGAAGCGAAGTTTGAAGCAACGGTGGTTATTGCGACTGAAGGGTTCTGCATTAAATCAGCGAGGCTAATTTCAGCAGTTCCGGTGTATTCTCCTTCAACCCAAATGCCGCCGATGTTTTCCCCTGTCCCTTGTGCTATATCGCCTTCGCCGGTAACGAAAGACCACAATCCTGATCCCGTAGTTCCACGGGATAAAATCTCAGCATAAGTTAGGGATTCTAGAGCATTTAGAATGCTGAATGAAGGTGTGCGTCGTCTGCGAGTTTGTTTTCGGCGTGCCATTAATCTCGACGGGGCGAAACCTCGCTATTAAGGCTTGAGGATTTCCTCGACCTTAAATTTCCCCGATCCGTCGCGTTGAGTCAAAGTCCGAGGAATTTCTTGTGTTTTTCGCGCAATCAGTTGAGCGATAGCCGCTTGAACCGGATTAACAGGCTCAGCACCACCGCCACCGAACTTTTCAACGACTGAAGCGATTGCTTCGGCGGTTTTTCTATCCAAATCGGCCAATCCGAGAGAAATTTCACGATTTAGTTCAATTAAAACTCTAAAAAGAGCGATTTGTAGCAAAATCACAACGATTATGCCCCCTATTGTGTAGTCCATACCCCAACCCGACCCCAACGGCGGCTCAAAATGGTTTTGAAGCCTCTTTAGTAGTAGTATAGTATAGTAAAACAATACATTACATTATATTATATTATATTAGGGCGTTTAGATCGTATTGAGTAATAATTAATGATTTTATTACAGGGGTTGTAATAAATACATTGATAACCCCCCCCGCCCTCGGATCGTTTAGGAGAGAGAAAAAAAATGACGAAAGTAATATACATAACCTACATCGCTGAGATACCTGAAGATTGGGATGATGAAAGAACAGAAGATGAAATAACCCAATTTCCGGATTTGTTTCCTTTTAGTAAGCAAAATCATCCTGTTGGCTTTGTCGAGTGGACGGATGCTGAATGAGAAACGCACAAATGCTAAATTTGCTCGCTATGATCGAATTAGCCCAAAAAGAATACTATCCGGACGATACCCATGAACCAATGGTTGGGAATGCAATATGGTTTTTTGAAGAAATGACCGTCGGCCAATTATATGAGATGATCTTGGAGGAATTAGAATGAATAAAAATTTAAGTTGTAGATCCTGCGGAAAATATGTGAGCGTTTTTGGTTCACCGAGTATTCCCTTTCAATGTTATGATTGTAAGGTGATTGAATGAATCAAAGACGATTTCGTAATACGGATGAAAACCGTAAAGTCGCCCGAAAATTGAAGGCTCGATTTGATGCGTCTAATTCTGAACATTTTCTTTGGGTTCGTGTGTGTGAACATACTTCAATACGCCCTCTAATAATGTGCCAAGTCATGGATAAAATTTTCACAACCAAACACCGGAGAGTAATTTCAAGTCAATATAGAGCCTTCGACCCCATCCATCAAAGATCTGATGAACATTATGCTTGGTCTGTTAATCAAAATAAATGGTTGTGGATTAGATGAATCAAAAAGAAATGGAATCCGAGATCCAGATGTTAATGGCTAAGAAATTTTTGTCCGATTACATGGGCGCGGTGGGGGAAACGGGACACTCAAAACTAATGAAAGAGGTTGAAACCCAAATCTTAGGTTATGATCCCGAAACCGAGTGGGAAACTGAAACCGGCATGACGAAAGCCGAAGCGCATCGAATGGATAGAGCGGTTACAGCGGTAGTCAAACGCCTTACAAAAAATGATCCACATTATGAATTTAATCTCAGCCGGAAAAATCTACCCGTCTACTCAGGCGCTATGAGGCGATATAGATGAAATTACGATGTAAATTCTGTAAAACTGAACGCGACTTTGCGACTTGGGAATCAGTTCAAGAAGCAAATTTGATTCAATGTATGGTAACGATAAAAGGCACAAATCATCACTTTAATCAGGTGGTATTGTGAAAGTCTTATGCAATAATATGTCTTGTAATCAATTGCTCGATCTTGAAAAAGACGAAGCAATCATGATGAAATTTAGATTCCATCGGCTTGTGTTCTGCTCGATGGAATGTTCAATGAATATCTTTAACGGAGATGATGAAGAATGAGCCGAATTATCCGGACTGTTTCGCTCGACAAATTATCCGACGAGTTAGCAGGTGCTAAACCGAACTTCTCATTATGGGTTCGTGATAATTTGAAGCGCGACAATCGAGAGAAAACTCAGATCCATGCCACTCTAAGCATCTTCAAAGCGCGTGGTTTGTGCAATCCTTCTGCATCACCCCGATGCGGTCTTTGTTTCCCTCACACGCGCCCCCCTGCTTCAGCAATCAGGGAATATAACGAAGGAATAAATCACCGTGATGACGAAAGTCAAGAAGTCGCTATCAGGGAGATTCAACGCGCCGCGTTTGATTTTCATGAGAGTTTAGAGGATTCAGTAGTTCTTGAAGACCTATCAGGGCGACTGTATCTAAGAAATGACG